TCAAAAAATTAGTGTTGATCCGCAAGATGATTGCAGCAAGCGCTTCTGCTGGTTTCCCAGCTGATGCAATCTTGCTAAACCCAATCGATTGGGCAGCAATTGAGATTGACTTGATGGTTACTGCCGCTGGTCAAACTTTGTATAGCGTTACCGATGGTGGTCAGCCACGCTTGTTTGGTATCCCAGTTATCCAATCTGTTGGCATGACTGCAGATAACGTAGCTGTAGGTGCCTTTGGTCAGGCTTACATGATCCACAATCGCGAAGGCGTTACTGTCGAAATGTCTGATTCCGATAGCGACAACTTCACTAAGAATCTCATTACGATCCGTGCTGAGCGCCGCCTTGCCTTGGCAACTGAGCGTCCTGCTGCTGTTCGTTCTGGTGATTTAACTCCAGCTTAATCGGTAGTTAGTTAAACCCCCTTGAATCATTTGGTTTAAGGGGGTTTTCAATTAAAAGTGATTGAAGGACTTATTGTGAAACTGTGTTTAGTAAAAATTACCAGTACTGTGGTTACTAGCCAGTACGGCACCCTAGAATCGGGTGATATTTTGAGAACCAATTACGCATTTGCAGAGCACCTTGTCAATGATTGCAAGGCTGCCAAATACATTGAGAATCCTCCGGCTGTCGAGCCAACCGAAACAGTGCAAAAAACTGTGACAAAAGTAAAACGCAAAGGCAAAAACTATGTCCATCCTTAATATTGAGCTTGTCAAAAAACACCTCAAAGTCGATGGCAGTGATGAAGATACTGAAATTCAGCTCTATGTAGATGCGGCTGAGCAGTACGTCAATGATTTTTGCGATACCAAAGATGAGCCATTTTCGGTTTTTCCATACCCCGTTCAAGCTGCCGTCTTACTGATCGTGGGTGATTTGTATGAAAACCGAGAAATGCATGTAGTGAAAGAGCTATATCAAAACCCAGCCGCAGAAAATCTCCTTTTACCTTATCGAAAGTTCTAAGATGGGCGCTGGCAATTTAAACCGCAGGATTAGCCTTTTGGAGCCTGTAGCAACGCGTGATAGCGTTGGACAAGAGCTCATTAGCTTTACTTTAGATAAGGCCGTATGGGCCGCTGTAAACCATTTAAAAGGCAATACCTTTTTTGCCGCTAGCCAAACCCTTGGCGAAGTTGTTTTGAGAGTTCAAATTCGCAAATATCAGAATATCCAAGCAACTTGGCGCATTGGGTATGACTCTAAACAATGGCAAATCGTAGATTTAGATCAAACCGATAAGCAGTACACCTATTTGATGGTGTCAACTAACTTAGCAGTAGGACTACCAGTTAATGGCTAGCCAAATCCTAAAAATTGAGGGTTTGGATGAATTAAAGCAAAAATTAGCCGAAATACCTCGATCTTTAAGGCGATCCGTCCTGAGAAATGCTCTTAGGGCAGGCGCCATAGTCAATCGTGATGAAGCTCGCAGATTGGCTCCAGTTTTACGTAGTACCCGCAAAGGCCGTAAGCCTGGGACAGTCAAAAAAGCTATTTTGGTGCGTACAAGTAAATTAGACACTCGCTCAGGTGATGTTGGCGTATTTGTAAACGTCAAGCCAGCAAAGGGTGCCGTCTTTAAAAAAGGCGCTTTAGTCAAGGAAAGTCAGCGTGGTAAAGACTCTGAGAATGACCCTTACTATTGGCGCTGGCTTGAGTTTGGTAGAAAGCAAAAAACATTTTTTAGAAGATCGCGTAAGACAAAGAAACTTCGCAAGATCGTCGTCGGGAAGATCGAACCATTTGCATTTTTGCAAAAGGCAGCCGATAAGTTACCTGAGTCTCTAGGTGTAATTGAAAAAAAACTCTCAACATGGTTTGAGCAAGTCAATACAAATGGAAATACAAAACCATGAATTTAGAAGATCAGATTTATACGCTCTTATCTAGTAACTCTGCTATTACGGCTTTAGTAGTCAATCGAATTTCTCCAGAGGTCACATCACCGGACTCTTTAAAGCCATTTATTGTTTACTCGAGAGAGGAGACTGAATTTACTAAAAATCTACTTGGTGAAGTATTAAATGAGTCAGGCAAGTTTTCAATTCAGTGCTGCTCAAATGATAAAAAACAGGCGGATGATGTTGGAAAGGCGGTGGTAGATTGTTTTTCAAGCGCGCACTATGAAGTGCTTGATAAAAAATCTAGCTACGATGACAGTACCGATTTATATTTTTTAACTGTAGTTGTTTTATTTGATTAAACAAGATTTTTTTATAACCAAGCCGCCTCCTAGGCGGTTTTTTTATTTCTGAAGGGAATGAAAATGATTCAAAAAGGAAGAAATGTCCGCGTTGAAGTGGCTACTGTTTATGGTACCGCTAAGACTGTTTCAGCCGTAAGCAAGGCTAACCCAGGCGTCGCAAGCAGCACCGCTCATGGCTTGGCTAATGCCTCTATCGGTTACTTTGAAAATGTTTCAGGAATGACTGAACTTGATGGCCAAGTATGCTGCGTAGCAAATCAAGCTACTGGCACATTTGAATTGCAGGCTTTAGATACTAGCGGTTATGGCACATTTAGCGCTGGTGATTTTGTACCTGTTACTACTTGGAAAACATTATCGCAAGCTAGCAGCTATGAAATTGGCGGCGGTGATGCTGATAAGCTCGATGCAACTACTTTGCTTGATACAGTTAAGCAAGAAGAAAACGGCATGCTTGCCGCGCAAACTGTGACATTTAATGCATTCTCTGATCCTCAGGCTGATGCATTTGCGCAGATTCGTAAAGATGCTAAAGCAGGCGCATTTACAGTCTTTAGAATCACGTTCCCTAATGGTGAGCGCCGTATTTTCCGCGGTCAGCCATCATTGCCTGGTGAATCTGTGCAACTCTCCGCTTTGGCAACTTCAGGATTCTCTGTGACTGTCAAGCGCGATGTCATTTACTTGCCTACAGCGTAATAGGTGATTCATGGACCAAACCGCCATCATTAAAAAGATTCGTGAGGCTCGATCCATTTGGATCGAGCTTGGCGATGGCAAGAAAATTCAAATCATTCGGCCTACTGAGTTACAGGCTTATCAAAAGTTCTTTAAAAAGAATGAAGATGGAAAGTCAGTTTTTGCATTGGAGTTCGATGCGGTAAAAGAGTTTGTTACCGCCTGGGATGGATTTACTGAAGCCGATATTCTTGGCCAAGAAATTGGATCATCGGACAAAATTGACTATCAACCTGAATTCTTTGATGAAGTCTTGGCAGATCGAATTGAATGGGTGCCAACTATTGTTGGCGGTTTGATCGCTGAAATTGAAAAAGCCCAAAAGAAAAAGGCTGAATCAGTAAAAAAATAAACCTCCTACTTGATGCACAAGCTGGCATCAAGTGGGATGGTGAGAATGACCCCCAATCTAGCCCTGAATATGATTTAGCGCTCACAGCTTGGAATTATCTATGCGATAAAAACCAGGGCATCAATTGGTCAGGGTTGCCTTATGTTATTGAAAAGCTGGCCATCGTAGATATTGACGAATTACTAGATCATCTTTTAGCAATCAAAACTTATAAACCTCAGGAATAACCATGGCATTAGCTACCTTATCGATTGACTTAGTTGCAAAACTAGCCAATTTCGAGCGAGATATGGGCTTGGCTGTTCGTGTAGCCGAAAAGAATTCATCGCAGATCTCCAAGGCTTTTGGTGGTATTAAAACCGCTTTAGGTGGGCTTGCTGCCTATGCCAGTGCAGATTTCTTAATTGGCTATACCAAAAGCGCTATGGCTTACTCGGATGCAATTACCGATACCGCTAAAGCTAACGATATGGCCGTATCTAGTGTCATGGGTCTCTCTTCAGCATTAAGCCTTAATGGCGGTAAAGCTGATGACGCTGGTAAATTTATTCAGAGTTTTAGCAATAAGTTAGATGATGCGGCCAACGGCTCAAAAGATGCTCGAGACGGGTTTGCTCGAATCGGTATTTCTTTACGCGATATTGGATCTAAATCTACACAAGATTTAATGGATCAGGCCCTTGGCAAGCTATCTCAAATGGAGGATGCTGCAACGCGTAATAGCGCTGCGCAATTTGCTTTTGGAAAGGCCGCCAAGGGAGTTGATTTTAAAGAGCTTGGCAGCGCCTATGGTGAGTCAGCTGAAGCAATGAAGGCTTACTCTAAAGCGATTGCTATTGCCGCTGATTTGCAAGATAAGCTAGAGCAAAAATCTACCAAAACCATGGTGATGTTTACCAATGCATTTATTCCAACATTAAATGCAACGTATGATGAACTCAACAAAGGAGGTGGCTACTTTGAAACCTTCTTTGGTCTAGCCTCTGAGAGCTTTCAAGGCATTGTTATTGCCGCTAAGTTTGCTTTAGATGGGGTTGCAGGATTCATCGAGACCATTAAAACTGGTGTACTGCAATTAAATTCATTGCTTACGCTGGATATGGATTCGGTAAAAAAGTACGGCAAAGATTATGTTAGCTACATGGATCAGCAGTACCAGGAGCGATTGGCCTTTTTTGAAAAGCTCAAGCAGCTTAATGAGAAGGGCAATAAAGAGTCTCCAGTACCGACAGTTGGTAGAGATTTAAAGGCTGATAAGAGCTTTTATGCAATTGAAGAGATTATTGTCGGCGCACGTAATACGATTCAAAAAGAGCAAGATAAGATTCAGCTAGCACTTAGCACTGCTTTTGAAAGCGAGCAACAGAAAAAGCTCGCAAACGATATTCAAAAAGTCACTGATGCTGTCAGAGATCGCCAAGAGCAAATTTATAAGATGCTTCGCAAGGGCGATATTTCTCCCACGGATGCAGAGCTTGCGCAAACTCGCTTAAATGAAATTCAGTTATTGGGTATCGAGCGTGCTACTGCTCTTAATAATAAGCAGCAAGAGCTTAATTACACCTTTGAATATGGTGCTACTAAAGCTGTTAGCAGCTATATCAATGAGGTCAATAATTTAGCCAAGCAAGTAGAAGATACAGTCGGCAGGGCATTTAAAGGCATTGAGGATGTCATGGTGACAGCCTTTACTACTGGTAAATTGAGCTTTACTAGTATGGCCAATTCGATCATTAGTGATATGGCCCGTATTGTGATTCGCCAAAACATCACCGGTCCGCTAGCAGGCCTGTTGGGTAGTGCCTTCTCAGGCAATCGTGCTGGGGGCGCTGCGCCTGTCACTGACTATAGCTCGGCCTGGAGCCCTGGAGTAACTCAAGCCAATGGTGGCGCCTGGATAAATGGTATTCAAGCCTTTGCTAATGGCGGCGCTTTCACTAATTCAATCGTAAGCTCACCAACACTCTTTAAGTTTGCCAAGGGTACTGGATTAATGGGTGAAGCGGGACCTGAGGCGATTTTGCCGCTAAGCAGAAATTCACGTGGTCAGTTAGGGGTTGCAAGCTCGGGTGGTGGCGTCAATATCGTTATCAATAATCAAGCAGCCCCCGATGGGTATGAGGCGGTTGCAAGCGCTAAGCAAAACGATGCCGGCATGAATATTGAAGTGATGGTACGTAAGGCGGTATCCAATGATTTAAGTGCTAATGGCCCCATGGCCCAGCAAATGTCCAATGTATTTGGTTTAAGACGCTCTATTTAAGAAAACAGAATGACTACTCCAACTTTACCTAGTTACGCCAAAATCCTTTTAACTGGATTTCAGCAACAGCGTGAGTCCGCTCTTTTGCGTACTGAAATGGATTCAGGGCCACCAAGGCAAGCTAAGATCCGCTCACGCGTGATGGTCACTCGGACATGCACGCTGAAATTTTCTAGCTTGGCTAACTTTCAGTCATTTGAATCTTGGTATGCCAATGATTTAAATGAGGGCTCAGCTTGGTTTAATTTTCCTGACCCCGTAAGTGGCACTGTGAAGCAAGCCCGTTTTGTCAGTGGCGGATATACCGCGACACCCATGATGGGCGGATTAAAGGTTTGGCAAGTGGCTACCAAAATTGAGACTTGGGGTTAATTTATGACACGTGCTTATTCAGCGCAGTTTAAATCGACTCTAGCAGCAGTCAGCCCACAAGAAGCGCCTTTAATTTTGCTTGAAATTAGCCACCCATCGCTTTCGGTGCCAGTGCGTGTAGTCAATGATATGCAAGATCTTATTAGTAATGGCAATGCATTTATTGCCTGCCCGTTTCGTTGTGTACTACCCGATGACTATGAAGGTCAATTGCCAAAAGCCAAGTTGGCAGTAGATAACGTAGGACGTGACCTCATGTACTGGATTGAAACCAGTAGCGGAGGGCAAGGCAGCTCAGTGCGATTTATGCAAGTCATGCGATCTAACCCCGATTTAATCGAATGGGAGATCACCATGAATTTGTATAACGTCAATGTGACTATGCAAGAAATTAGCGCAGAGCTCGGATTTCAAAATCTCTTTGCCAAGCCGGCTATTGCTATGCAATACAGGCCCGATAACAGCATGGGACTTTTCTAATGGCACATTGGTCAGAAAACTATATTGGTCAACCCTATCAGGCTGGTAGTGCTGATTGTGCACGCTTACTAGCTCAGGTTAGAAAAGAGGTTTTTCACCTTCCTGTACCTGATGATATTGAGGTAGATCGATTGCAATCGCGCCTGGGAAGAGTCGGACAAATGATCGACTTAGTTTCCGCTTATGGCGAAGCTACTAATCATCCTAGAGAGGGCGATGCCGTCCTGATGTTTTGCGCTGGCAGGCCTAGTCATATTGGCGTGTACTGCGTAATTGATGGTGAGCCCAGTATTTTGCATGCTATGGAAAACGCTGGAATGGTCGTGCTGCACAAAATTCGAAATTTAGAGCAAGCATTTTTAAAAGTTGAGGGGTATTACACGTGGAAGTAATTGAGCAAAGATCTGCGCCAGTGAAAAAGCCTCTAGCGAATGCATTGGATGTAATTTGGCATCCACACCCTGTTAGTCCAAGTGCTGGCCGTCAAATGTTGCTATGTCCAGTCCTAGATGGCCATACAGTCAGAGACGTGCTGATTCATTCGGGTATTGATCTATATCAGCCTATCGTCATTAGCTTAGATGACCGCTTACTGACTGTTGAAGAGTGGGACCTGATCTGCCCTGAGCCCGGTCAAATCATTAACGTGCAAGCTACTGTTATGGGTGGCGGCGGTGGTGGCGGTGGCTCTAATCCAGTACAAATCGTTACTATGGTTGCGATTATTGCTATTGCGATTGCAGCCCCATACATGGCTCCAGCTTCATGGGGAATGCTTACTGCAGCCGGATCAGTCACTATGACTGGGGCAATGCTCACGGCCGGAGTAATGATGGCTGGATCGATGCTCATCAACTCATTATTTCAGGCTAGCACCCCATCGACCGAGACTAATAATGGCCAGTACGCGCAGGCTTCACCAACTTATAGCCTATCGGGTGGCAGCAATCGCTCACGGCCTTATGAGTCTATGCCGGTCGTTATGGGCACTATGCAATTTTTCCCCGACCTTGCTGCGCGTCCATTTACTGAATATCACGGCGAAGATCAATATCTTTATCAGGTCTTTCACTTTGGCCTATCTAACGCCACCTTATCTAACTACAAAATCGGCACTACTGCTTTAGAAAACTACCAGGAGTATTCCTGGAGCTATCCAAACTCAGCAGGGCGCATCACCGCATTCCCTAGCAATGTAGATACGATTGCTGGAGCAGATTTAGTGAACTCCTCGGGCTGGATTACCCGCTCAACCTCATCGAATACTTATCGCATTGGCATTGATATTGAAGGTACTTTGTATTACGCCAATAATGCTGGAGGCCTTGATAATACGAGCGTGCAATTGCGGGTTCAATACCGCCCAGTAGGCTCAGGATCTTGGATTGATCCGGCCTATATCACTACGCAAGGCAATGGATTTGTATCAGGCCATTATGAAACCTATTCTGCATGGGTAGAGTCAGGTGAGTATGGCTATTTCACCGCCACGGCTTATGACGAATATGGCTACCCCTATACCTATGACTCATGGGGATGGCATGACACTACTAGCCACTATGAGACCCGCACTCGCTATGTTGGCGGATCAGGTAACGTCATTATTGTCTCCGGCTCTAGTCAGTCTCCTCGAAGAGCTACGCTCTTTATCGATGTCACTCCTGGCACGTATGAAGTCAGAGTCATTCGGGATACAGGCGATAGCACTGATGCTCGCTTGCAAAATAAAACAAACTGGAGCGTCCTACGTAGCTATCAGCAAGATACGGCCAACTATTCCGGGCAAAACCGCCTAGGATTGACAATTCGCGCTTCTGAGCAACTCAATGGCGCCATTCAGCAACTCTCCGCTGTCTCCTCAGCAATGGCGTACTACTGGAATGGCAGCGCTTGGGTTTATGGCTATACCAGTAACCCTGCCCATTGGTACATGGACTTTTCTTTCGGCCGCCGAAATGCCAGTGGAAAGCTACTGTACGGCATCGGATTGCCTGCCTCCCAAATTGATTTAGCTGCGCTTCACTCCTGGGCTACCTTTTGCGCTAGTGAGGGCTTAACTTTTAACGCTGTACTCGATGGCGCTCAAACTTCCTCTGACATATTGACCGCTATTGCGCGTTGTGGTTTTGCTTCTCCATCGTGGTCATCAGGCAAGATCGGTGTCGTATGGGATGCTCGAAATGCTAGTCCGGTAGCAGCCTTTGGCATGAGCAATATCATCAAGGGCAGTTTTCAGATTAGCTACATTACTGAGCAACTTGCCGAAGAAATCATTGTGCGCTACGTCAATCCTGATAAAGATTGGCAACAAGATGAAGTACGCGTGCTAGTGCCAGGCGTTACTACCCCAACTCGAACAAGTAGCGTTGATTTGTTAGGGTGTACTAACACTGCAATGGCTGGAAAATTTGCCAATTATTTGGCAGCTCAGCAGCATTACCGCAAACGCCGAATTACTTGGGATAGTGATTTTGAAGGCTTTGTATGTCAGCGTGGGGATGTTGTACTGCTTTCTCACGATCTCACCCAATGGGGTTATTCAGGTCGGTTAGTAGCTGTTACTGGTAATACACTAACTATCGATCGTCAAGTACCTCGTAATGGCGCCATTGAGTATGTGATGCTTAAACGACCCGATGGCACTATGACTACCTATACTGCTGTTGCTGGCAGTATTGATAGTGATAGCCTAACCCTGACAAGTGCTCCGAGCTTGCAGTCCGGCTATGAGCTCATGGACCACATGTGGTTTTTCTCACCATTGGCAACACCTGGCAAGAAAGTCAAAATTCTGTCAGTGCAGCCGATTAGCGAATCGCGCGTCACTGTCACTGCAACGGATGAAGATCCTCAGTTTTATTCCGCCTGGGATGGTAGCTGGCAAGCGCCTGCGCAAAGTACGCTATTACCAAAATCGACTACCCCTGTCATTAAGAGCTTAAAAATTACCGAGCGCTTAACGATTATCGGTACCGGGCAGATTATGACTAGGATCACGATTAGCTGGGAACAGGGCGCTAGTCAAATCGAGCGAGTTGAAGTGCGCTATCGCATCAATAACGGCGCCTGGCTATCTAAATCGGTTTATGGATCTACTAGCTTAGATATTGATCTTGATGGCAGCGGCTTTGTCGAGGCCAATGCTTTGCCCGTCAACGGCCTCTTTCCAGGCGTTTCCATTGCTACTAGTGCCAATGTCTATGGAAAAACCTTGCCCCCTGAAAACGTCTCCGGATTTACGATCGATCAAACGGCAAGCCGCTTTACATTGAACTGGCAAAACGTAACGGATATTGACCTAGCAGGCTATAAGATTCGCTGGATTAATGGGGACTCTCGAGACTGGGGCTCAGCTAATCCGATTCATGATGGCTTATTGCTATCGAGCCCTTATATCTCTGCAGTGCGCCCAACAGGTTTTGGCACGCTGATGATTAAAGCGATTGATACCTCCGGTAATGAAAGCGTGAAGCCTTCGGCGATTGTGATTAATCTAGGCGATGCTCAGGTCGATAACGTCATTGAGACAATCGACTTTGCCGCTGCAGGCTTTCCAGGGGCGCTCACTAATGCCACGATCTCCGGCGGCCATATCATCGCCGATGAGCAGGGCATTCAGTGGAACCCAAACGATACGGCTAGTATGTGGCACCTCGATTCCATGAATTTTTGGAGGCTACAAACTTATTACGCCATGACCTATGAGGCTACTTTATCCGCATCGGCTGCGCTTGCTGGAAGCAAGATGACATTGCTAGAGACCATTCTTGGTGATAGCTGGAAAATTGACTATCGCAAACTGGGCCCATCGCCGATGTGGATTGCTGATGGTGAGTTAATGTGGGGCGATAGTGCTGGCCTGATGTGGCACATTCCTGATTATTCGCCATGGCCTGGATCGGTTATCGCTACAGCTGATCAATACCAATTCAAAATCACGATTGGATTTGGTGCTACTCAGGGAACGATCTCCGGATTGCTGGCCAACTTTGATGTACCGGATATTACTGATGTACTCAGTGGAATCACTATTACCTCGGGCGGTACCCGCCTACCAATCACTAAAGACTTTTACAACATCAAAGCGGTCAATCTGACATTGCTTGCAGATACAGGTAGCGCCTTTACGGCAAAAGTCATTGATAAAGACCCCGATCTTGGACCATTAGTGCGCTGTTATGACAGCTCTAATGCGCCTATCGCTGGCAAGGTAGATGCCTTGATTCAGGGTTACTAATAAAGGAAAAAAGATGGATCAGTTATCAGATTTCAAACGGGGCGATACCTTTAGCATTACTTGCACTTGGAAAGAGAACGGCACTCCATCTAGTACTGCAGGATTGACGATTCGATCACAAATTCGTAACCCAAGATCGATGGCTTTAGTTTCTGACTTAGTAGTGACTCATGCCAATCAAAACACTCATCCTGGAGTTTTTACCTTAACCCCATCGAGTGCTGATACTGCAGCTTGGCCAACTGGCAACATGATTGGCGATATTGAGATCAGCAAAGATGGTGTCACTCGCTCGACCAGAACTTTTCTAGTGCCAATTCAGAAAGGGGTGACTGAATGACCGATTCGATTGAAATTCACAATGAGCCCTTGCTAGGGATTGAGGTGAGTCAGTCGCAAGCCTTATCCCTTGAAATCTCCGCAAGCCCTGCCACTAGCCTTGAAATGAATCTTGCGCTATCCGGCCCTCGCGGAGAGAAGGGCGAAACAGGTCCCCCAGTCGATCTCACTCCGATTCTTGGCAATGCCGAGACGGATCTTGCATTACTTTACGCAATTAATAAACTTTAAAAGGAAAAGTCATGTCTTTACAAACCCAAATCACTGCGCTAATCGCAGCAATTGCTAGCGACATCAAAACGCTACTTGCCAACACTGGTAATTTAGCTAATTTAACGACTACCAATAAAACAAATTTGGTCAATAGCCTAAATGAGCTTAAAAGCTCCATTGCAAATATTGATCTGACCTCATTAATTAGCGATGCTACCGCTACCTCAACATCAAAAACCTATTCAATTGATAAGATCAACGCGCAAATTGCCGCAGCAGTCGCAGCGTTAGTCAATAGCGCACCCACTACATTAGATACCTTAAAAGAACTAGCTGATGCGCTTACCGCCGATTCCTCCACGATCTCCGGATTAGTTACGGCCATTGGTAATCGAGTGCGCTTTGATGCAGCCCAATCTTTGACTGATCCTGAAAAAATTGTCGCCTGCCAAAACATTGGTATTGGCGATCCTACAACAGATTTAGCCGCTGCTTACGCTGCAGCAAAGGTCTAATATATGAGCCTGCTAACGAATTTGCAGGCATTCATATCAGCAGTTGGATCCGATATAAAGGCGCTCAACGCGGCAATTAGCAGCATTACCTTTCCATCGCACGCTGGCAATGCTCGTAAGCTCATTAAGTCCAATGGATCCTCATCCTCCTGGGACTTTCCCACTACGCAAATTGCTACGGGTGGATCAGTCCCTACAACTGCATCAATGGGGCTTGGCGAGATTGTCGAAAACACCTATGACGGCAAGCTCTTTATTAAAAAGAGTGTGGCAGGAGTAGAGACTGTATTGGTACTGATTGCACAAAACCCCCTGGGAACTAGCACCCCCATGTGGACTCAGGATTCAAGCTATATGTGGTCGCAATAAAAACTTTTTTTATCTTTAACGCAATGCCGCCTTCGGGCGGTTTTTTATTTTCCGAGGAAAAATCATGACACAAGCAATACCAGCAAAATCAGCACTAACTGGCAGTGCCGTTACCGAAGGTGGTTTTAAAGCAGCCTTAGATCAACTCAATGACTATTTAACAGGCCTATTAGGAAATGATGGCCTTCCTGCTACTGCACGCTCAGTATTGGGTATCCCTAATCCAGTGGGAACTTTCTTTAAAGCTGATCCATCTACTGTAGGATTTACTAAGACAGCTGCAGGCACCGCAAGCATTAAAGCCGGTACCTATGTGTTTGTGGGATCTACGCTAGTCTCATTTGCATCAGCTACCGCCATTAGCATGCCTACTCTGACAGCCGGCACGGATTACGCTATTTGGGTAAAAGACGATGCCACGATTCAGGCAACAAATAATTTCTCCTCAGCTCCTGGAGCGGGTAACTGGCGCCGCATTGGTGGATTTCACTATGCTCCTGGAGATAATGCAGCGGCTCAGTCAGGTGGTAATACAACACCTCAGATCAACGCTTACTCATTTTGGGATCTCAATTTCAAGCCTGCATGCCCTGATCCACGCGGTATGACTTTAGTGGCCAATAGCTTTTGGTCTGATATTTACTTACTTGGCCAAGAGCATTTATCCAATGGCTCATACAAGTACAACGTGACCATGGCCGATGGCTCAAACCCTCCTAAGATTCCAACACTCTTTGGCGGCAATGGCACCAATAACTATGGCGAATTTAACTGGTGGGAAGCTGGTGAAGTCATGCGCTCCTATGGCAAGCGCTTGCCCCGCTATGACGAATTTGCAGCCCTGGCATATGGAACAACTGAAGGCGCTTCGATCGGTACTGATCAAGGCTCTACAGTATGGAATGCCGCTTACGTCTCTCGCTGGGGCGCTAACCAAGTGGCCGGCATTATGTGGCAATGGGGTGCAGAATTTGGCGGAGGCGCAGCTGGAGCTGGATGGGTCTCCAACACAATTAGCCGCGGTCAAACCTATCAGCTGCCTAACGCCGTGGTCCTTGGGGGCAACTGGTACAAGGGGTCGAGCTGCGGGTCTCGCGCTTCGGACTGGAGCTACTCTCCCACGATCTCGAGCAGCTACCTCGGTGCTCGCGGCGTCTGTGACCACATGATTCTTGGTTAATCGGGTCATAAGACCCGATGGAACCTATCAAGGATGCAGTCCTATCGTATGACCAAATGGCGATTGTGGAGAAGTATGAGGTCGTTATAGCCTATCTTTACCCTATCGCTCAAAACATGCCTAAGAAACATGGCATGGCTAGAGATCTGTTTTTAAAGTGTCTTTTAGGTCAGGTTCAACTTTTTGTGGAGGCTGGTAAGTCAAATCAAATTTCACGTCTTTACATCGCAGATGCCGGTATTTCGCAACTGCGATTTTGGTTACGTTTTTTATCGAGCAGACAAGTCAGATCCGTGTCTCCTCATCAGTGCGAAACGGCTTTAGTGCTGTTGGCCGAGGTGGGCAAATTCATGGGCGCTTGGATCGTCAAGATAAAACGTAAAGGGCAAGCAGGATAAAAACGCCGTGATCCTTGGGGGCAACTGGAACAACGGGTCGAACTGCGGGTCTCGCGCTTCGAACTGGAACAACTCTCCCACGAACTCGAACAACAACATCGGTGCTCGCGGCGTCTGTGACGGCAAATTTTAATTACTCCGTACTGGTTAAGGCCGTATGGGTAGGCCAGTAACAATGTGGTCAGCCTGCTTATCCTCCTTCGGGAAACACGCTTCTAGGTTCGGTATTGCAATTGGTAATGATGGCTATAAGCCAAAGTGAAGATTGCAACCGACAATTTATGAAAAGACACAAAAATTTAATTGATCAAATTACTACTGTTAATAATCTCAAAGAGGCATACGCAAAAACAACAAAAGCCAAGAGAATGACTTTTGGGTATTTGGAATTTAAAGAATATGACCATGTCAATCTGACTAATCTGCGTGAGGAATTACTTGATGATGCTTACACTCTAGGTCCCTATAGAGAGTTTGTCATTTTTGAGCCAAAGCCAAGATTGATTTCGGCGCTGAACTTTAAAGACCGATTAGTGCAGCATGCCGTTTGTAATGTCATTGGACCTATCTTTGAGAGAACCTTGCTACACAATACTTTTGCATGCCGCCCTGGAATGGGTACCCATGCTGGAGTGAGATTTATTCAATCAGAGCTACGCAAGCCTGGAGCGACACATTATCTGAAAACGGATTACAGCAAATTTTTTCCGTCCATTGATCGCAAAATATTGCATAGCTTGATTGAGCGCAAGATTGGGTGCAATAAGACGCTTTCCATATTGAGAGAAATTATTCCCAATGAAGGCTTTGGAATACCGATTGGGAGTCTTACTAGCCAACTGTTTGCCAATGTTTATGGTGGCATGGTTGACCGATATATTCATACACAATTAGGACATCGGCGCTGGGCTAGGTATATGGATGACATCGTGATTCTAGGCGATGATCCCGTTCGATTGCGAGATGATTTTTATAAGATTCAAGATTTCTCAGCCGAGCACATGAAGATGCGAATCAGTAAGTGGTCCAGCTCCGGTGTCGGCAGAGGAATTAATTTTTTAGGCTACCGAATATGGCCTACCTATAAGTTGTTAAGACAAGATTCGGTTCTTCGCGCTAAGCGAAAAATCGCTAAATATGTGCGTCATCAAGATCACATTGCTTTACAGAAGTTTATTGCTTCCTGGGCTGGCCATGCTGCATGGGCAGATACACACAATCTTTTTACTTGGATGGAGAAACATCATGGGATCACCTGTAATTAATACACGCGAAGATTTAGACGCATTGGCTGGTACTCCGGCTTATGGCACCTTTATTGAATACCTGAAAGGGAGTATGACACGTAAGCAAAATATTGCCGTTTATCCCGATGGATACGGCATGCCCGGATATGAAGGCGAAGCAATTGAGCCGATATGGTCAGATATTGAGGATTTATCGACCATTCACCGCTTTGGGTTTGATAAATCGGATTTTGAATAACCTTTTCCCAAGTCGTAGCTAAGCTCCTCACGGGGCTTTTTTTATAACTATTGCAAGGAATGGTATGAATCAAAATCATCATGAACACCATGGCTGCCTGCCCGAGAATGAAATCATCGAGCGCTCAGTCGATGCCGCTATTAAAAAGACCTTTGCAATACTCGGCGTAGATATTGATAAGCCTGAATCTGTTGAAGAGTTTAGGGAGGACCTGCGCTTTGGCAGAAAACTCAGAAAAATGTCTGACCATGGCTCATTTGTCATTGTGGCGGGATTAGTTGGCGGCATGCTATTTGCCCTATGGCATGGTATTAAAGCCGCATTTGGGATGAAATCCTAATCATGGTGCTCAAACTGTATCCAAACTGGAAAACCATTCTTAAACAAGTATGGTCTATCCGCTTTGCCATACTTGCTGCGTTGTTTTCCTTTGCGGAGGTCTTTAATAGCCTCCTGGGATCGTCTTACCTAAGCCCTGGCATGTTTGCCTTAGCTTCAGGATTCTTTGCCTCCGCTGGGTTTATTAGCCGCCTGGTAGCTCAGAAAAACGTATGAACGATAGTCAGAAACGAATCGCAGCTGCAACTGCGATTGCTACTGCATTGGCTATCCCAGCGGAGGGGCTTCGGCAATGGGCTTATTACGACCCGCCTGGCATTTTGACAGTTTGCAGAGGGCATACCGGACCCGATATTGATCCAAAAAAGCAATATTCCATAGCCGAATGCGATCAATTTTTATCTGATGACATGAGAAATGCCATTAGTGCTGTCGAGCGTTGTATCCCTGGATTGCCTGCGCCTGTTTTAGCGGCCTTTGGTGACGCTGTTTTCAATATAGGACCAAATATCGCCTGCAATCAGAAAAAGAGCACT